CTCTCTCGCTTTTTTTAGTAATTCTCTTGCAAATACAGTAATTTCATCATTAAGATGCGTCTGCCATAATTTCCATATTTCCTCATCGCTTAACTCACGCATTGGATGGGTATAGAGTGGAACTAAATCATCAGCAATATTGTGTTCTTTGCAAACTTTATAATCATCATTGTGGTAAAAACCACCTTCACCATCCATCCACGCTACAGGTTCATTGGCTGGTTTTACAAATTGTCCAATGTTTTGGTTTAAATTGTTTGCGTCAATGATTTGTTTTAACCTTCCTATTTCAGATTGTTGTTGACGCACTATGTCTGCAAGTTGTCTTGAAATACTATCTCCTCTGTTTTTTGCCATCCATACCAATTCATCAGCTAATTCATTTGCAGTCATTTCTCACTCCCAATTAAATTTGGATTCCATCCACAGGCAACACAACGTGCTTTTTTCAACGCCTCGTTTTCAATAGCTTTATCCGTATAAAGTTCTACAATTCTATTTAATTCGCTACCTAACTTTTCTATTTCAGCTTGTTGTTGACGTAACATATCAGCAGAATGTCCGTATAACAAAATGGCTCTAGCGCCTAATTCATGTTCTTTACCTGTTAATAAAATTTTTCGTAAATGCAATTCATTTGCTAATTCATTTGCAGTCATTTTTCTCTCGCTTTCATCATTGCATCGGCAAATTTATATGCAACATTAGCATACCCATCATACGGAAACTCATCCATCTCGTTAATATTCCAACATCTATCGCCTCTAGTGCCTTTTAACGGTAGTGCCATGTGCTTCATAGCTTGAGCCGCAAAGTAATCTCTTAAATCCATGCCCTCTTCCCACACTCTTTCTGAATCACCTACAGGAAATGCTTTCATTTCTCTCTCGCTTTCTTTAACCAATAAAATACTTTAACCGCCAATCTAAACCATGTAGGCACATTGGGTTTATTAGGTTTATCTTCTTTAAACATTTTAGGTTCACCATACAAACTTCTTGGGTCATGCCACCCAAACGTGTATTTCTTTTTCATTTCTCCATTACCTTTAAATAAGCATCACATCGTTTACAATATACCCACGATACGGTTGCACAATCTAATAACTCTACTTTGTGGCCCCAAATCTTACACCATAGTCTAATAATCACTTTCGGACTCCTCTAATAAATATTTAATATAACGATGAGCTATAAACGCACACTCAGGAGCATCTCCTGTTGAACTAGCAAAATATTCTGTGCCGTCTTTACGATAACCAAGTACGACTACCATTGCTAAGTCTTCAGCACCTTTTAATACATTTACTACAGGAACATTGCCCCTTGTTGAGCCTGGAAAATCAGATATTGTCATAATTCTTCCTTTTGGAGTTTTTCATACATCAATCGACTAGGGTAACGTGGTGCATCAGGGTTATATTTACCTGATCTCACATACGATACAAATGCTTTACAGGCAAACCCATGTCGGCACATATTGAACTTGTCACAGCTCGTACATGGGTCTTTAAAGCCATTAAACTGAGAAGACTTTAAATACCTAGTAAGTTCAACTATTCCCTCCATAAGATAGCTTCCGAAGTCATACGATTTAATTCAGCCTCACAAATTGTTGCAATTAAATCTAATATTTGCCCTGATTTACCTTCTATAAACATTTGTAAAATCAAGTATTCGTGTTTGTAAAGCACCCTACCCAAATGAGTATTAGGCGATTCCCCTGCCAATACTGAATTCTTCATCTCATCTAGCTCGTCATCAAATAGTTTTCTCATAATGGTGCTTCCTCCATGTTTTTAAGTATATCTTTTTCTTTCTTTTCTGGACGAAAGAATTTCATAGTCCAACCATAAAATTTAACAAAATGTTCTGCCTCTTCTTTGCGTTGAACTACACGCATGAAACAGTCTTCATCATATAACCTATACATTGTTTCTCTCCCCTTTGTTAATTAAGTAAAATAATTGTATCAAAGAATATTTGCATTGTGTAAATTATTTTAGTAAAATTTAATTTTCATAGGAGGAATTATGCAACATAAGAAATTTTTACAAAAAGATGAAAATTATTTTGTTTCTTGGGAAATTCAAGAATATGAAATGTCGTGGGAGACAAAAGTACATATTTTAGGCGAACTGACTATATTTGATGGCGACAAGATTGTGTATTTTAGCCATAACTCTGTAGAGGCTATAAAGGCACTTATCCCTGAATTACAGGCATTTGTTAAAGAATTTGAAACTGTTGCTAAAAAACAACAATCAAAGAAAAAAGTGGCAGCAATTAAGGCTAAGAAATGAGTGAGCGTTTTTATAAGCCCATCATTTACTTAGTCAAGAGGCATGGGAGTATGAAACGTGCTGCCAAATGTCTAGGTGTTTCTCACCAACTGTTGTTTTATTGGAATAGAAAGAAGAGTATGCCTGACACATGGAAAGTGTACTTACATAAGAAATATCGTGTGCCATATAAATATTTCTTTACTCATTTAGAAGAACAGTTGCAAAATTCCAACAAATGATTTAGAATCTATTTCATACGGATTCGAACCCCGTGCATTAGAGCCCTTAAAGGTGTCTTGTGCCTCCTTATAAACAAATAGGGTTGGGGTTCGAGACAAGATACCTTTAAGGGTTTTTTGTTTGTATGGTTCTAGTTGGACGGCTAAAAACACCAGCGACTAGAATACAAGTGCTACTGGGGGATTGTTGATGTAATAGCACACAGGTCGGTGGCGAAGATAGTGCCGATTCAACGTAAGACTGTCGGGTGCGAGGAACTCAACCGAGTGATCGTTTAAGGGACATCTAGGAGGCTAGGTGTCTCCAAATCTAACCAAGTGCCTCAAAAAAATACTAAGAGTTACTAAAATTAAACTAAATTATCAAAAGACCACTCCTATGGGAAAAAATAAATACAAAAATCTAAAAAAAGATGAAAACGGTAAGTGGTGCTATGTAGAGCCTATAACTCCATCAATCATTAGACGTAGAATAAAAGAACATATAGAAGCCTGTAGCCCTACTTATGACCCAATATTAGGGGATTGTTATGACACCTCTAAATCACCATATTGGAAGCGTAAAAACAATTTTTTATAGCCATAGATTTTTACTATTAGTCAATAAAACAACATAAAAATATTTCATTAGACATTCTAAAATTCCTGATTTAAAGTAGTTATATGAAGAATAATTTAAGGCAGTATCAAGTTGATTGTATCAATCATCTTAGAGAATCTATCACTCGTGGGCATAAGAAAGTTGTCTTACAAATGGCGACAGGGGCTGGAAAGACCACCGTTGCAGCCGAGATGATACGTTTAGCTAATCAAAAAGGTAAGAAGTGTTTATTCTTAGCTGACCGTATAGAACTCGTAGAACAGACCTCTAAAAGGTTTGACTATGAGGGTATACCACACGGTATTATTATGGCATCTCACCCACGTTATGAGCCACACAGTATCAATCAAATATGTAGCCCACAGACAATGGCTAGACGAGCCATACCTCAAGCTGATTTAGTGATTATTGATGAATGTCATGTAGCCTATGGTGTTCATAAGAAAATGATGCAATTATTACCTGAAGCAGTATTTATTGGACTAAGTGCTACGCCATTTTCTAAAGGTTTGGGTAAACTTTATTCTGACTTAGTGGTAGGAGCAACAACCATTGATTTGACAAATAAAGGTTATCTCGTCCCCGTCAAAGTCTTTGCACCAAGTAAGCCCGACTTGACCAGGTTGAAGATGATCGGTGGCGATTATGATGAAAAGGAGTTGTTCTCCAGAGTTAATAAGCCAAAACTCATCGCTGATGTTGTAGATACTTGGATAAAACTTGGCGAGAATCGCCCAACCATAGGATTTGGAGTTAATGTCCTTCATAGCCAAAGCATCTGTCACGAGTTTCGCTCCAAAGGAATAAGGGCTGAACATATTGACTCATATATGCCTAAAGCAGAGAGAGAACAGAAAGTAAAAGATTTTAAAGATGGGTATATACGAGTATTAATGAATGTAGGCATATTAGACAAAGGTTTTGATTATCCTGAAGCAAGTTGTCTTATTATGGCACGACCTACTAAATCTTTAATGGTATATATACAACAAGCAGGTCGAGTCTTACGCACCCATGAAAGCAAAGTAGATGCGATTATTTTAGATCACGCAGGTAATACCGAGCAACATGGATTTGTCACCGATGAACTACCACAGGAGTTAGATGATGGACAAAAGAAAAAGAAAGAAGCAACAGTTAAGAAGAAGGAAGATCCTGTCATCTGTTCATCTTGTGCATTTGTTAAACCTCCTAAGACGCTCCAGTGTCCGTTATGCGGCTTTACGGCAAAGAAAACAAATATTGGCGTTAATACGGAAAAGGGTGAACTTGTTGAGGTCGACAGGAAGATTACCACTCAAGATAAACAAAAGACCTACTCTGAATTCCTCCACATAGAAATCTTTAAACCTTACAAAAAAGGATTTGCTGCCAATATGTATCGCAATAAGTTTGGCGTATGGCCTAAAGGACTCAAAGAGTATACTTTAGAACCAAGCAAAGAAACTCAGAATTACGTTAAATCACGATTAATCGCATTTGCCAATAAGAGGGCTTAGATGTTACTAGAACAAGCAATACAATACGCTGAAAGGGGATGGGCTGTCCTACCTCTACATTCGGTGATTAAGGGACAATGCACCTGTGGGAAGTCTGGATGCCATAGTGCAGGAAAGCACCCTCAGACCATGAATGGACTTAAATCAGCAACAACCGACAAAGATACCATTAACACTTGGTTTAAACATTGGCCTAAAGCGAACATAGGAATCGCCACAGGTTCTATATCAGGAATTGCAGTATTAGACATTGATCCAAAACATGGGGGAGAAGATACGTTACATGAGCTTACAAGAAAATATACAAAGATTCCTGATACAGTCGAGGCAATCACTCAATCTAGGGGAAGACATATCATTTTTCAACACGATGAGTCATTTAGAACTACAGCAGGTAAACTTGGCAGAGGAATTGATACCAGAGGCGATGGAGGCTACATAGTCGCAGCACCGAGTCAGGGATTACTAGGGCGTTATGAATGGGAGTCTAGTTCTGAGCCTGAAAACTGTCCCATTGTCAAACCTCCATCATGGATGTTAAACTTACTGAACGAAAACAGGAATTTAGAGTATGTAGCAGAAAAGTTGGGGCCTGGACTTCGTAACGCATATTTATGTAGTATCGGTGGGATGCTTCGTTCACGTGGTGTAAGTTATAAAGGTATTGTCTCTTGTTTACACGCAGAGAACTTAGAAAGATGTCATCCTCCTTTAACAGAATTAGAAGTGTGGCAGATAGCTAGAAGCATGATGAGATACGATGTTCGTATAGACCAACAAAAAGTGAGAATGAAGAATGAAGTTCATTGATATTCAGACCTTAATTACGATGTTTAAAACTACCTACGCCCATAGTTATTTGCGTGGTGATGAAATAGCAAGAATTTTACAGGTTAGATATGGAGAAGAAAGCCAAAAACCGATTACTCATGCCACAGACAGCAAAGATGATTGATTGGATCAGAAGTGAAATAGATGTAAAAGTGTTGTATGCAGAAGAAGGGCAGTATAAGTTAGGTAGTAGAGAAGGAGTTTATGTTCAATTTATAGCATATAGTGAGGAAGAAAATGACAATTCAAGAAGAAAACGAAGTAATAGTAAGTCTATTAAAAAAGTTAGAGGAACGTGATAATTTAATTGATTTTTTGCGTCACCAAATTAGTGAGTTAAAAGAAAAGTTAGGATACCAACATGAGTGAGATAAAAGACTTCCCTATGGAAGGTGCGATGATGTCAGATTTAGTCGCTATGGAGGTCATGGGAGCGATGATAGCCTCTGACTTAGCCAAGAACCTAGACCATCCTACAGAACAAATTACGGCCATTGGATTTGCGTTTGCTAAAGAGTTTTTGAAGCAACGTGGCGAATGGATGAAGCCCAAAGAGGAAGTTTCAAAGGTGGTCATTAAATGATACCGATTGTTCTTTCCACGATTGATCCTCAGCAGGGTCATGTTAATGTCTTAATGACTTCTATCTCTGAATATTGCCCTGAAGCTGATGTGTTGTTACATCATGTTAAGGGTAATAATTTTGGTGAAGTTTACAATCAAATTATGAAGTCGGCATTTACAATCTTTGACGAGATTATTATTGCCAATGACGATATAGTCCTTAGACCTGAAAGTTATAAATTATTACTGGAAGATGTTGAGTTTATTAAAACACAATACGACAAAGTAGGGTTTGTGGCTGCTCGGTCAGATGCGGTTAGAGCAAATCAATCGATTCAGTCGCCTATTCCACGAGAAATCTATCAAAGTCCTGTTATATCGCCATTATTTGCATATATCAATAAACAAGCGTTTACAGATGCTCAGTTTCCACCTTTGAATTGGTATTCAGACGATGTTATGTGCCAAGACTTGAATAATTTGGGATATACCCATTTTATTAGTCGAGCTTACATTCATCATGTGGGTAGCCAGACGATAGGCTTTGACACTCATCAGCTTACGGAAGATTCTAAGGTTTGGATTAAAGAAAACCGTAATAAATATTATAAGGAGTGGTTTAAATGAGGCATATTATGATTGGAACTCCTGTTTATGATTGGAAGGTTGAAGTTGACTTCATGCAATCTATTTTTCAAACAATGGAATTGTGTATGCTCAATGACATTCAACTGACCTTAAAATCGGTCATTGGGTGCAGTCTTATACAGAAAGCTAGAGACGAACTCTTTAGAATGGCGTATGAGGCTGAAGTAGATGATTTAATATTTATTGATGCTGATCAGGCATGGACACAAAAAGACTTTGGAAATCTCATTAGCCCTCAAGTTGATCTGATTGGTGGTGCAGTTGTTAGTAAAAACGATAATATCCATTACAACGTCAAAACCTTTGAGCCTAAATTTGAGTTTGAGCATACTTTAATCAATGCTAGGGCGGTAGGTGCTGGATTTTTTAGAATGTCTAGGAACTGTATTGTGAAAATGTGGGATAACTCCGAGAAATACATGGATGGTAAGAAAGAATTACGTCATGTGTTTGAGACTAAAGTTATTGATGGTGAATTAGTGGGGGAAGATATAGCATTTTGTCATAAGTGGCGGTCATTGGGTGGTAAAGTCTATGTTCACCCTGAAATATCAGTCAGCCATATTGGTAAAAAGAGGTGGGACGGTAATTTTGAAGAGTATGTAAGAATTGCAAATAAGGGGTGTATATGACAGCGATTATATTGTATGTAGTTGGGATATTGGCAGGGATCATTTTGGCACTTTATTGGGAGAGAATGTGATTACTACTCAAGAAATCGAGAAAGCACTTCATTTTCTAGTCAATTCGGCTAGTGAGGCAGGTCAGAACCGAGCCAATAGAATCTATTTGGAAGAATTCCGTAAATCCTTAAAAGCTCAGATTATGAGCCATCATCAAGAATTACCTGTAAATGCTCAAGAACGTGAGGCCTATAAAAATGTTGAATATATTACACATTTAGAAGCCATGAGAGATGCTATTCAGGAAGACGAAAAGATGAGATTCTTAATTGAGGCTGCAAAAGTTAAAATATCGGTATGGCAGACAATGGAAAAGATGAAGGTTAATGTATGACCTCATATCTTAAAGTTAAGCCCTACCGTAACCCTAAGTTACTAAAATTAGCGAAAGATTCCCCTTGTTCTCTATGTGGTTCTATCGGCACAACCGTTTCAGCTCACTCCAATTATAGCGAACATGGCAAAGGAATGGGCAGAAAAGCCGATGATTCTTATATTGCATTTTTGTGTTATAGGTGTCATATGGAAATAGATCAAAGTGCAGAGTCATACGATGCTAAAAAAGAACGATGGTATTTAGCGATGTCTAAAACCTACCATTGGCTTTTAGTGAATGAGCATTTAATCATCAACCCTTTGGCTGGGTGCAATATTGAATATAAGGACTTAAATGTTAATTATAGGTATTGACCCTGGACTTGATGGCGGAATTGCAATTATTGATGGCTCACACATTGAGCTAATGGAAACAATCCCAACTCAGACAAAAACAGGGTTTATAAAACGTCAGGTCAATACTTTTGAATTAGCTCGTATTTTACGACCTTTTAAAGACTCATTTTGCTATCTTGAACAGGTGGCTTCACGCCCAGGTCAAGGAGTAGGTTCAGTATTCTCATTTGGAGACACCTACGGCTCGATTAGAGGGGTCTTAGGGGCGTTAGAAATACCAACGTATATGGTTACCCCTCAACTATGGAAAAAAACGCTTAAAATTAGTTCTAAAGAGGATTCACTAAAGGCTTCAGAGATTATCTTTGATCTCCCAAAAATGAAGAAAAAAGATCATAACTTAGCAGAAGCGCTTTTAATTGCATTTTGGGGTCATGCTCATAAGACAAACTTAAAAATTGAGGATTTATATGGCGACTAAAGGCTCAAAAATGACCTATAAAGAGTGGGAAGCAAAATTTATGCCAAAAGACATTAGTTCAACCTATTCGCAGGAAAAAAGACTTCAGGTAATCTCTGATTATTTAGTCTGTGGAAATTTGGCAGAAGTTGGAAGAAAACACGATATACCCTATGTAACATTGGTCTCATGGAAAGATGAAAATTGGTGGATAAGTGCAGCAGAAGATATGCTTATCAACCATAAAGAGGAATTATTAGCGAAGCAACGAAAAATATTAGATAAGACATACTCAGAGCTTGAAGATAGACTAGAAAACGGAGATGAAATATTTGATAAAGAGCATGGACACGTTAGAATCAAGGTTAGGGCTAATCATTTGGCTACTATTGCAGATGTTACACTAAAGGCTAATCAGTTATTAAATAACAGACCGACTCAAATTTCTTCAGTTAATATTGACTCATTGGCTGATAAGTTAAGAGATATTACCTTAAATGCTAAAGATGTTACCCCAAAACCTGAAAGCATTGAGGTAACATTTAAGGAAATAGAATCTAATCCTGATCAGTCTTAACTAAAGGCTTAAACATTAGTTCTGATTCGTCCTGTGGAAAAAATTCAGGTAATTTCAATCTTTTATACTCTAAAGCATACAATTTATTTTCAACTTCATTAGTAAAACTTTCTAGTTCCCAGTAATTCATTCTTTCGATGTGTTCCATATTACCCCCTAAGAAAAGTTAAAACATTAAAAATAGTGTCAATAACGCTAGTAATACCTAAAACTACTATAAAAATAACCTCGTTAATATTAAACTTCATAAAACCCCCCTTAATTTAAATCAATACTTAATATATGATCGTTATAGATAACTATCCTAGTATTGGCGGACCTGATGCGTGTTACAGGCCCCAATGATACCTCGGAATTATCTATCTCCCAATTAGGAAAATTCTCATTCAAATAAATGATTAAATAGTCTTTATTGTCAAAATGTATTTGATGAATCATATTATAGATCTCCTTCATAGTGTTCAAATTTAAATGCACATATATCCTCAATTAAGGCCCTTACGATCTGTATTTTTTGCTCATTAGTAAGATTCTGTAAACTGATTAAGGCCTGATTGTATTCACAATACGCCAAACCATGCGCTGCGACTTCTTGAAGTAAAGACATAATTAAACCCCTTTTAAAAATTGCTGTTGAATTTGTTGTAAAACATCCTGCGCTTGCGTTATGGTTTCCTTGTCATCCTCATATTGAGGTTTTGACGGCTCTATATCGTCGATATAGTAATCTCCGATAGTAGATAGCATTTCTAAAGCGTGTAATTGTTCTTTGGTTAGTTCGATAAGCATTTTAAAATCCTTTTATGAATGAATGTTTTTAGAATTGAATAAGTTTCTACCTAAGTTTATTAAGTCTAGTCCCTGTTCCTCTGTCATACCCCTATGTTCAGCAAATAAAGCAATACTGAGATAGTTATTTTTAAAGTCTAGGTATTGCTCAATTAAATATTGTCTAATATCCATGGTTAAAATCCCCCTGTGCGGTAAATATAAACAAGCGCCAATAATGCGCCAATGGATGCGGAAACAATGCCGCCGACGATGTAATCCCATTTATTAGGTGTTTGCATGATTTATTCTCCTGTTGCGTATAAGTTTGAGTTACCAATAAAGGCGAAAACATAGCCGCTATCATTACCGCCAGCGGCATATTCACCGTGCCAATCTAATTTTGCAGCCAGTTGCATAGCTGCTTTAGCGTGCGCTTGTTCTACATCTAGCGAATAATCGTAAGGAATCGTTAAGGAATCGGATGCGCTACTTGCTTTAGCTTTAATCCGCCCGCCTTTAGTGTTGGTTGGGCGTAAATATTTGGTTTCAATATATTGCATTTTGTATTGCCTTTCGTTTAGTTTATTGAGGGCTTTCGCCCTCGTTTTGTTTAAATCTGTTTAATGTTGCTATTGATACGGTAATTACAATCTTTTTTCATTTTGCTTACTACATAAGACAACGGGTAATCGTAAAATACCTCTCCAAACCTATCATTATCGCTACTAGCAACGGCGCGAATAGATCCGTTATGTTGTCTCTCTAACATGATGTAATAGTCTTTATAATTAAAGTTTTTCATAAAACCCCCTAAAAAATGTTATTTAAAATATGAGACCCTCATCTCATATATATAGTTTACGAAATAAAACAACACAATTACATAGGTATAAACCCTAAGTTTAAGCACTTTAAACCCTAATAGGGAAAACCCTTATAAAGCGTTTGGGAAACCCTTATAAATCGTTTGGAAAACCCTAATAAAGTATTGCAAAAACCTGTTATAGTTTTAACCTATTAAAATATATAACTAATAGTATTTAACTATCTAATGTATATACCTATATTGGTATGTTGCGAAGCCGCCGAGAAATAACATCCAGATTAAAACCTATTAAGACATCAATATAAGAAAAGACTATAGAGGATAGATCATATAGAGGGATATATAAGGATAAAAGACTAAATAAGCAATGAGAGATAAAAAGTAATCTAACCTCACACACTCACCAATAGTATGTATTCTACCTAGCATACTACATACTGTAGATCCCTTAGCGCCCCTTAATCTTTCTCTATAACTATCCAATAGCCTCATAATACCTATCTAACTAATTGATATATATAGGGGGGAATATCATTCTATCTAATTCATAGCAGGTCATTCTATATTCTAGAATGGTAGGGGGTAGGGGGAAAGTTAAGTAAGTAATTATTTTTATAACCCACCTTCTGACGGCTATTGTATTTTTCAAATCTAAAAATGACCTTGTATTTTAATAATTTTTATCATTTTCAAATTTGAAAGTGTTTTACCCTCTTATATACAGAAATGACACTTGTTCTCTTATATGGGATTATGTATACTCTCTTATATGACATTTGGTAACAAGATTCCTCAAGAGGACTGTCTTCGGGCGATTGACGAAGACTATTTAGAAGAGATACAGGCACGTGTTGACATGGGGTGGCGTATTCGCACCGATATGCAAGCACTCATTAACTTTGCTCGTGAGAACCTTAAATGCCCCTTGACGCAGAATTAATTGAAGGATTTGTCAGAGTATTCTTAGCGCCCCGCATGGATGCCGTTAAAGCAATCCCTGAATTCCATAGAGTTCTTTGGTCTAAGTTTTGTAATGACAATTCAAGAGTTGTAGTCGCTGCCCCACGTGGCACGGCTAAAACAACAGCCGTTACTTTCTCCTGTACTTTAGCATCTGCCCTATTTCGTGACCGTGACTTCATTCTATTAGTCTCTAAGACAGAAGGACAGGTAGTAAGGTTCTTAGCCAATATTAAAGCGGAACTTCTGACCAATGAGGAACTTAAATCCCAATTTAGGGTATCTAAGTTTGTTAAAGATACTGAGTCTGAAATCATTGTACAGATGGAAGATGGGCATCAATTCTGCATTATGTGTAAGGGATCAGAACAAGAGGTTCGTGGACTCCAATGGAACGGTAAGCGCCCTAATATGATTATTATTGACGATGCTGAAGGTGCTGAACAGGTAATGAACCCTCAACGTAGGGAAAAGTTTCGTAACTGGCTATTTAATGACCTCTTGCCTTGTGGCTCAGAATATTGTAAGGTCAGAATGGTTGGTACGGTACTTCACATGGATTCTGCCCTAGAAAGACTACTAAAAGATAATCTATGGGATAGTGAGAGGTTTGCTGCCCATAATGAGGATTTTAGTGAAATACTATGGCCAGAAAAACTCAATAGGGAAAAACTATTAGAAATACGTCAGTCGTATATTAATCAAGGAAACCCCGATGGATACTCTCAAGAATACCTTAATAAGCCCATTGATGCAGAAAACGCTTACTTTCACAAGGATGACTTTATCCACGCTGACACTCCTGATTATCTTGAATATTACGCTGCCATTGACTTTGCTATCACTAAAAAGACAAAGAGTGACTATACGGTTATATCGGTGGCTGGGGTCGATCAAGAGGGACTCCTTCATATAGTCGACATTCGTAGAGGTCGTTGGGACGGATTTGAGATTATTGAGAATATGTTTTGGATACAGACTAAGTACAAGCCTAATTTATTTATTGCCGAAAAAGGACAAATAAAACATACGTTAGATGCCTTTTTAAACGCAGAAATGGTGAAAAGGTCGCAATACATCAATTTACACGCTGTTACTCCCAAAGTAGACAAAGAACAACGGGCTAAACCATTACAGGCAAGAATGAGGTCTGGTGGTGTCAGATTCAATAAAGAACATGGATATTATGGGAACCTTGTGGATGAAATGCTAGTATTCCCACGTGGGCAACACGATGACCAAGTAGACTCCTTAGCGTATATAGGGCTTGCCTTGGACAAAGTAGTCCATGCACCATCTCAAGAAGAAATGGAAGATGAAGAATATCAAGAAAAGTTTAGTGATGACTTGTGGCAGGGACAAGGGATGTATACAGGCTATTAAAATAATTATTCAATAGTCATTGACTATAATGTCACAATCTGTTATTTTTTTTAAAAACTGAGGAAGCCGAATGAAAATTGAAAATCTAGTCAAATCGCCCAATATTGCACAAAATATGGATGATGAGGAGTTGTCGGCTCTCGGTGCTAGATTATTAGAAGAAGTCAACATGGATTTAACCTCTCGTGCCGATTGGGAAGAGAGAAATGAAAAATCTATTAAGTTGGCATTACAGGTTGTAGAGAAAAAGACATTCCCTTGGCCAAACGCTTCTAACGTCAAATTCCCTTTAATTACCATTGCAGCAATGCAATACCATAGTCGTGCTTATCCTGCCTTACTCGGTAACAATGAAGTAGTCCAATGTAAGGTGTATGGTAAGGATGACGATGGAGAGATGCAAAAGCGTGGGGACAGAATATCTCGGCACATGACCTATCAAGTCATGGAAGAAGATGAAGAGTGGGAAGAGAATCAAGACAAAACATTATTAGTACAGGCTATTGCAGGTACAGCCGTTAAAAAATCATATTTTGATCCTGTAAAAGGACATAACATATCAGAACTGGTGCTTCCAAATGATTTTATCGTCAATTATTTCACTAAGTCAATTGCAGACTCACCAAGAGTTACGCACCGCATTTTTCTGTCATCAAATGAATTACATGAACGCCAGGTACGTGGCATCTTTAGTAAGCCAACAGATGAAGCTCCAGCAGGACAACCCCAGCAGACCTTATTACGAACTGCTAAAGAAGAATCCCAAGGAGTAAGGGCGCAGACAGGCGACCCTGATACCCCTTACGAGTTCTATGAGATTCATTGTTGGATTGACCTAGATGAAGATGGCTATAAAGAGCCTTACATTGTTTATTTAAGGCGTGATACAGGCATCATTTACCGTATTGTTGCACGTTACTTTGAAGACTCCATTGAGCGTAGTAGTAACAATATTATCCGTATTAAGCCTGAACAATATTTTACCAAGTATGGATTTATTACTAGCCCTGATGGTGGATTCTATGACTTAGGGTTTGGTAGTCTACTTGGGCCACTTAATGACTCTGTTAATACCATTGTGAACCAACTGATTGATGCAGGCACTATGTCAGTCACAGGTGGTGGATTCTTAGGTCGTGGAGTTAAGATTAAGGGCGGAGATTATACCTTTAAGCCTCACGAATGGAAACGTGTAGACAGTACAGGCGATGACTTACGTGCCAATATTATGGCATTACCGATTCGTGAGCCAAGTGGCACTCTATTCCAATTATTACAGTTATTGATTAACTATGGTGAACGTATAGCAGGGGCAACAGACATTATGACTGGGGTATCTCCTGGTCAAAACACCCCAGCAGAAACATCACGCCATACTGTAGAACAGGGCATGAAAGTATTTAATGGTATCTTCAAGCGTACTTGGAGAGCCATGAAAGAAGAGTTCCAAAAATTATACCGACTCAATCAATTGTATTTACCGAGTGATCCAATTGAGTTTGAATACAAGTCAGAATTGTCCTTTGTGCTACCAGATGACTATTCTTTAGACATGAAGTTAGTTAAACCTGCTGCCGACCCTAATGTGGTATCGGACAGTCAGAAACAGGCACAAGCACAGGCTGTTATGGCAATTGCTGGGCCTGATATGAATATGTATGAAGTTAAGAAGAGATATTTAGAATCGCTAAAGGTCAATAATATTGAGCAGATATTACCTGATCCTAAAGGCCCTAATGCTATACCTCTTAGACCTGATGTCAAGATGCAAATAGAGAAGATGAAGAACGATGAACGTTCTATGAACCATCAGTTAAGGTTTAAATTAGGATTAGCAAAGTTAATGAGCGAAACAGAATTAATGCAAGCAAAAGTTACCGAGTTACAAGCCAAAGCCGTATTAGAACTAGAACAAGCAGATGGTGTTAAGAACGGACACGCTATTGCAATGATTGAAGCTGAAATAGGTGCTAAGAAAGCGCATATGGAAGGAATATTTCGTAGTATTGAGTTAATGTCGTCTTTAGAAAGGGAAACAAATGATAGAAGCGGAATGGAAGGAATGGATGACAAATCCAGTAACACAGGAGTTCAGAAGTCATCTTAAACGAGCGAAATTAGAGGCTCAAGAAGCGTGGTCGAATCAACAATTCAAATCTGAAGCAGATAATCAATTTGCATTAGGTGGGGTATTTGCAATCAATCAAATACTTGAACTTGAATATGACGATATACAGGGGGCGTAATGAACAATTCAGGATGGAAACCTACAGGGCATCGTGTATTAGTACGAGTGGAAGAAATTGAAAGAAAAACTGAAAGCGGCATTATTATCGCTGACATCACAGCCGATAAAGAGCAACTTGGTCAAGACGCAGGAGTCGTTGTCGAGCTTGGGAATACTGCTTATTCCGACCAGCAAAACCCTTGGTGTCAACTCGGAGATAATGTTAAGTTTGGTCGTTACGCAGGACAAATCATCAGTAAAAAACAATCCAATGACGGACTTGAATACCGAGTGTTAAATGATTTAGATGTCGTATTAGTAAAGGAAAAAGAAAATGGATGAAACAACAGCAATCCCTACAGAAGCTACAGAAGCACCTGAAATACAAACAGAAACTACCGTAGAGCCTCATTCGGTAGAACAGGATACTATTACCGAGGCTAAACGCCAAGGATGGGTTCCACAAGACGAGTATGACGGCCCAACAGAGAAATGGGTAGATGCTGAAACCTTTGTAAAGAAGGGTAAAGAAATCAATGCTTTACTTCGTAAGGATAATGAGTTCTTAAAGCGTGAAGTAGCTGAAATGAAATCCACAATGATGGAATTCAAGAAGTTTTCTGCTGATAATGAAAAACGTGCTTATGAACGTGCTTTATCAGAACTTAGGGAACAAAAGAAACAAGCCGTAAGTCAGGGCGATGGCGATAAGTTGCTTGAGGTAGATGATGCTATTGAAGAGCTTAAAGAACAACGTGCCAAAGAAGCTCAACAGATTAAGGTCGAAACAAATAAGCCTGACCCATCGTTTGTAGAATGGAATGACGAAAACAAATGGTTTGGCAAAGACACCGAATTGACCGAAGAAGCCAATATGATTGGTGAAACTATTAAGCGTAGACAGCCTACATTAATAGGTCGTGAATTCCTAGATGAAGTTACTAAAAGGGTTAAAAAAATGTATCCTGAGAAATTTACTAATGCAAACAGAGATAAACCATCTCCTGTAGAGGGTACAACAGGCAATAAATCAAGTTCTAAGACAGGGAAGTATTCTTTTAATGATTTGCCCCCAGAGGCTAAATCTGCCTGTTTAAAGTTTGAAAAACAAAAGTTATTATCACGAGAAGAGTATATCCGTGATTTTTTTGGTGAATAACATTTAAATATGTTGTAAATCGTATACAATTCAATTATAGTTAGGATATAAAAATGTCAAGAGAAAATAAGCAGGGAAGTTCTGAAGCGCAAATTAGGTCTGTAGGAGAGCGTGAAACTATAGTAGTTAGATCACAAGCCCAACGGACAAGACGTAGCTCATTTGGCGCACCAAAACTTTCTATGGCAGTAACTGTAGAAGTACCTGGTCATCACCTTTGTTGGATGAATGATGATGGTAACGTAGAAAAGGCTCTGGAAAGCGGTTATGAATTTGTCAGTAAACATGAGACAGAGATAGAGAATGGTGTAGCACCATCCAATGTTGATATGACTGACAGAATTAAGTTAAAGGTAGGAACATTAGAAGGCGGCGATCCACTATATGCCTATTTGATGAAAATCAAGAACGAATGGTACGAGGAAGATATGAACGCCATCGAACAAGAAAATAGGAAGATAGAAGAAGCAATCGCTGGTGGAAATATTAACGGTTCGCTTGGTCACGATGGCAAATATAATGCTGGTATATCAATCAAGCTGTCTTAAATTTAATTTTATAAGGATTTAAACAAATGGCTAATACTAATACCCCTTTCGGATTCAGTCCGATTATTTACGGTACTAGTGGCACCAACAACCAACAAGTTCGTGTTTACTGGATTCCATCAACTGATACCTCTGCGTATTATATTGGTGATGTAGTAAAGACTGCTGCTGGTTCTGATGCTAACGGTACAAGCAAAATTGCAAAATGTGCTTCTGGTGACACTCCACGTGGTGTTCTCATGGGCGTATTACAAGCAAACCCAAATAGCCCAACATTAGTTGGTACAAACATTGACTTAACTATTACTTCAGTTCCTGCTACTAAAACGGCAGATTACTATGTCATGGTTAATGATGACCCAGACCAAGTGTATGTAATTCAAGGTGACTCAACTACATTTACATCTGCTGACGCTAATAAGAACGCATCTTACACAGTTGCTACTCCTTCTTACGCCAATCAGTTGTCTGCATCTGTATTGACAAGCACAACTACTTCTTCTACTGCCGCATTGAAGATTGTTGGATTCGAGCAAATCCCAGGTACTACTATTGGTGCTTACGCTCGTTTTATGGTTATATTCAATCAGCACGAGTTTAATAGACCGTCTGCTGGCGTTTAATTAGGAGAATAAAAAATGGCTGGAATTATTACAACTGGTTCACACCCAAAAGCCCTATGGCCTGGTGTTAAGGCTTGGTGGGGTCGCTCATATAGTGAGCATCCTGTTGAGTATACAGACTTATTTGATACTGCTACTTCAGACAAGAATTATGAAGAGTATGTTCAAACGACAGGTTTTGGTTTAGCACCTCAGAAATCTCAAGGTCAAGGTGTTTCTTATGACTCTGAAGTTCAAGGTTTCGTAACTCGTTTAACTAACGTAGCATATGGTATTGGTTACATCGTTACTCACGAAGAATTAAAAGACAACCTTTATGAAGTTGTTTCTAAAAGACGTGCCGCAGCAAATGCTTTCTCTATGCGTCAAACCAAAGAGAACGTAGCTACTAACGTATATAACAATGCTTTTAGTTCTTCATATCCAGGTGGCGATAACGTATCTTTATTAAACGCATCCCATCCTAATACATCAGGTGGTACATTCTCTAACTTATTGACTGTTGCTGCTAACTTGTCAGAAGTTGCTATTGAGAACTTAATCATCCAAATTATGTTGGCTCAAAATGATCGTGGTTTACGCATTAACTTAATGCCACGTAGCATTGTTGTTCATCCAAGCAATTGGTTTGAAGCTAACCGTATTATGAAGTCTGTTTATCAGTATCAATCAGGTCAAGCTGGTACAAACGCTGTAAACGTACTACACGCAACTAACGCATTGCCAGATGGTATCAAGATGAATCATTACTTGACATCAACTAAAGCATGGTTTATCCGTACTATGATGCCTTCTGGCACAGGTATGATTCACCAAGAGCGTGAGGCTATTACCTTTGATATGGATAATGACTTTGACACAATGAACGCAAAAGCCAAATCTTACGAGCGTTATGCGTTTGGATGGGCTGATCCACGTGCATTGTGGGGAACTCCTGGAGTTTAATCAACTTCATAAGTGAGAAGTATTCCCCCTAGTTTATAAAAAAATTCTAGGGGGTTTTTTCTCTAACATATTGAAAGGAATTATGATGGCTGCAGGTGCAAACAAAAAGTTACGTGAAGGTCACGATATTGGAATGGGTATTAAAGCTCCAATGGGTGCTGAAAAAAAAGCTCTCAAAGGTAAAGTAACCCCAAAGAAACAAGATACAAAACTTAAACAACCTAAAGGTGGGTACTAATCATGGCATCCCCTAATCCAACGGTTCAAATATTAAATGATGGTTATAAAAATACCACCATTAAAATTGATGGATATTTAAACGCTGCTGATTTAACGGCAGTAACAATTATTGATCCAGCTAATTTAAGTCAAATGGATGGTCAGGGAGTTATACCTGATCGTGTGCGTGTAACTCGTATTAACTTTGACGTTCAAGACGGTATTCAAGTTGATTTAAATTGGGCAGGTGCAACTCCAGCTAGTTTATGGAAATTAACAGGTCGTGGTGAAATTAAGGCTAAACCATTTGGTGGAATTATTAACAATGCAACAACTCCAACTGGTATTATTACTGCTACAACTATTGGTGGTGCTGCAACAACCACAAATACATCTTACACAATAGTGTTGGAATTAGTAAAATACCATTCTTAATATGCAAATAGCTCAATCAAACGCCAAAGAAATACAGTTAGTTGCTACAATTACTCGTGCAAACGGAACGGTAGAAGAATTAGGTGTTATTGACTATTGGCATAAGAATCCAATTAAAAGATTTATTTGGAAGATTAAACACTTCCTAGAAAGGAAATAACATGGCCACTTTATTGGTAAATACTGGTCGTGCTGTCATCACAAACCGTCTAAATAGTGGGGGAACAATTCCTCAATATGTGGCATGGGGAACAGGTGCTGGTACTACGGCTGCAGCAGATACAACATTGTTTACAGAGGTCACACCTCGTGCATCAGGTACAGTATCACAAGTAACAACATCCACAACAAACGATACATTTCAAGTAGTAGGAACTCAAACAGCAGGTGTAAATGAAACAATTACCAATGCTGGCTTATTTGATGCTTCTACATCAGGTAATTTGTTTGTAAAAGGTGATTTTACAGGTATTGCATTAAATACTGGTGATAGTATCCAGTTTACATTCAAAGTTCAGTTTAGTTAATATATATGGCCCTTCAGGTAGCTGATCGGATACAACAGACAGGTACGGCTAACACAACAGTTAGCTTTACTTTGTCTGCCACTACTGTTGGATATCAGGCATTTTCACCTGCTATTACAACAGGTAATACAACCTATTATTCCGCAAATGACGGAACAAATTGGGAGGTAGGTATTGGTACATTAACCAATTCTACAACTCTAACAAGAACAACTATACTTTCCTCAAGCAATTCAGGGTCAGCAGTCACCTTTACAGGAACAGTAACTGTATTTTGTGATTATCCTGCTGGTAAATCAGTCATTCAAGATGCTAATGGAAATGTATCAAATAACACATTTTTTGATGCTTATTCAAACACGGCTGCGGCAGGTACTACAACAACGCTGACGGCATCATCCATTTACAATTATGTTGTTACAGGGTCTGGTGGTCAAACCTTTAAATTGCCTGATGCAACAACTTTACCAAGTGGTGCTATTTACACATTTAACAATAATCAATCATCAGGAACGATTGTTGTACAAAACAATTCATCAGCAACGGTTGTAACTATTCAATCAGGTGGATTTGTTGAATTAACTTTACTATCAAATGCAATTGCTGCAGGGTCGTGGGATGCTCATTATGAGGCACCATCTAACGTATCTTGGTCAACCAATACATTTGATTATGCAGGTTCAATAACTTCTGCTACATGGAATGGTGCAGTTGTTGCGTATAACCGTGGCGGTACAGGATTATCTTCGGTAGGAACGTCAGGAAACGTCTTAACTTCTAATGGTTCGGCATGGGTATCTCAAGCACCAGCGGTTGCAACAGCATCCTATACAAGAACAGCATTTACTGCTACAGCATCACAGACTACATTTACCGTAACTTATACGGTAGGTTATATAGAAGTCTTTTTGAATGGTGTTTTATTAAATGCCTCAGACTATACGGCAACAAACGGTACTTCTGTAGTATTAGCCGTAGGAGCAACTGTAGGTTCTATAGTTGAGTTTATTGCTTACAATACGGTTGCTGTAGGTGCAGTTGCAGGATCAAACACCCAAGTTCAGTACAATAATGGTGGTGCATTGGGAGCTTCTTCAGCATTTACATTTACAGGAAATGATTTAAATATTCCATTTGGAACATCAAATTCTGC